ATCCGACAAATTTCTTCCGCTGCTCACAACCTCATCACCTGCCGCCTAAAGTTCTGCCTTTTCAAGCAATTCGTCCAAATTTTCTTCTTTTACATCCATAATATTCCTCCATTCATTACATCAAAAGAGAAGATACATCTGCTTTTCAATGTATCTTCTCTGATTTTTGATTAACTATTTATTATAAGCTGCTGTCAGATTTTAACTAAATAAGGCTGGCAACATTACCAAGCACATCTTCGCCATTTATAACAGCCTTGCCGTTGAACTTGTCAATTTCCTCAATAACATCTTCGCCAACCTGATCTTTGTAATATATGACTTCCTTTTTGATAGTCGGATTGCCATATCCACCCTTTTTCAGCTTGCCATAATCGTGACCTTTAGTCATTCCCTTGATAGTTATCGTCCTAACAATATGTATCTTTTTCAATGTCTCTGTATTAAAGATTTCCTGTACGCTTTTAAGAATAATCGATGTGCTGTCATCACACATAATTCCAAAAGCTTCTTTTGACACCTGTGTAAATGGGATGTCAATCGTAGCACTCTTATACTGACCTGCTGACGGGCTATCAATCTCACCTACCATACCCGCAAGATTAAGTGTTTCTGAAACATTTTCAAAGTTTGGCAAAGTCACTTCATCAGTCACACCTGCAAGTCTTGCGTCTTCACTTACCTGACCGTAATATGCCTTAAAAATATTAGTCTTGTCATAAATTTCTGACATTACTCATCGCCTCCTTCCATAGTATCTGTAAGAATCTGGGCATCATATACAAAGTCATTTTCAATGTACTCCGCCGGAGTATAATCAGCATACCTCGTCGAGAATATATAATGACCTTCAAGCATACTCGATGGCGGATTTTTTGCGGTATCAAAAATAATCTCACCGCCTGCAAGATAATCCGGAACAAGAGCATTAAGACTGGCATTATACTCATCAACTATTCCCTTGATAAACTTAACTTTAGCATTTCTTCCGACCTTTGAAAGATATTCCGTTTTAAAACGGTTCTGGAGATAATTAAGCATCATAACACATTTCGACCATCTTTTTGTCGGGTCTTTTGATGCCGGATACATTGCAGTATTATTTCCCCACGCTTTCCACTCAGGCAGTCTTATTGCCGTAATAATTCCATTAGCATTAAGATATGAGTTTGCGTCACCCTGTATCACTTTCACCGGAGTCCCGTCTTCCGTACAAACACCATCAACAAGAAGTTCCCTATTGTCGATACCGTCAGGAATATCTCCGTTTTCAGCAGCTACAGCCTGTGCAAGTGCCGCAGCAAAACTTGAAAATGCAAGCACATTTCCATTTTTGTTTACCATAGGCCAGCAGGCATCAATAAGTTCACTCTGAGGAACATTCTTTTCTTTAACTTTGGCAACATTAAATACATTGACCGCACCACTTTCTGAACTGTCAATGTCAACATATGCCTTTGCATTGTGCAGACTTCCAATAAGCCGTACCTTTGCTTCAAGTGCTGCTGCCACTTCCTTTTGCTTACTGAAAACAGGTGCAGTAACAATAGCAGGAATAACTCCTGTGTTAATAAACACCTCATCGAGAAGCTCAATACCACTTCTTACACCTTTTTCATCAATGCCGCCGATTATATCTTCTGCCGTAACTCCGTCAGGATTAAGTTTTACATAACTTATATTAAGTTTCTGCAACGATGACGCATCTCCGTCATTTGTTAGAGCAATAACAAGATACCCCTCAGAATTAATTGATGCAACATAATCGTCATCTGCTTTATAAGTTGTTTCATTTTCAGAAACAACAACTTTGTCAAGCAACACGCCTGTGTCTTCTATAACCACCATCTTATTTACTACATCATATTCTTTTCCGACAACAGCCTGTATATGCTGACTTTTATCAGGGTCAAGAACATTGATAACAACAACCGGAGCAACCTTATGTACTTTGAGCGAAGCATACACACCCTGCATTGCTGTGTACTTTTCAATCTCATTAGTTTTACCCACAAGATTATCCAAATCTTCGGAATTTTCAAGTAGAATTATTGATTTTACTGCATCCTTTGGATTTTTGAGTGTGTTTATCGGCAAAGTTCCGATGATAACCTGTGCTGAATATGTTGTTTTACTCTGAGTTATTCCAACAGCACCATTTGACTTAGTCGCAATACCATGTTTATATATACTCATCATTTTCTCCTTTCCTATCCTACAATATTCTTATATGCTGCATACTCCACTGAGCCTTCAATATTAAGTCTCTTTTTAGCCTCCAGCACATCACCTATCGGTATGATAAGCCTTGCAATGTTTTTGTTTTCTTCTGCCTTTTTCTCAATATGCTCCGGAAGTTTATCCTTAAAAATAGTCCCATTTGTCACCACTCCCGGAATAGTAGGACCGATATAAATCTTCTGTGTCATCAAATACTTACCTCCATCTCATCAAATTCTTCGCATGGTGTTGGCAATGTCCAGTATGTAATCAAATCTGACTCAAAATAAGGATATAATACATTCGGATTAAACCGCTTATGAGCCTTTCTTTCCATCCTTGTATGTCTGCCAACAATTCCAACTTTTATAAAATGCCTATATATCTCATTCATAAGATACATAACATTTACCCATCCAGAATGATCATTATCCATATCTTCAATATTGATTGAAAAATGAACTTCAACACGCCATTCATCATCCACCACATCTTCATCCGCTATCATTACTACAACATAGTTACGAAGTTCTTCGTCATCCTCGTCATATTTTTCAGGCAAATCCTGTGGATATACTTTTAAATCCTTATACTCGTTTCCGAGTTTCATCGTTATAGCATCACTTTTTACAAACTCCCTAAGTGATTCAACAATGTCATTTAACAATTGTAAATCTGTCATAAAATCCTCTTATTTCATTACTCTGCTAAGTTCATGCTCTATACGCTTTTCCAAGGTTTCATTTGCTTTTTTCATAATATTTTCCATAATCTCTTTATTGTCAATTATCTGTGGTATTGCTGGACCCATTACCTGCTTTATAGGATAGGCTTTTCCTCTACTACGAAAAAATATTCCTTGTGTGCCTTTTTTAGTTGTAGCAAAAAATGGTTTACTCTGTTTACCAGATACTCTTTCCCCATAAAGTGGTTTTAGTCCTCCTGCTTTTTTTACCGCAGCCTTGTAAACTTTCGGAGTTCTTTCTTCACGGCTAATTATTTTAACTGGCTCTCTAGGTGAAACCTTAAACTTCTCTAATTCAAGTTTTTCACCTTTACTTACAACTGCCACTTCCAAATTACTTTTACTTGCTTTTGAAATTTTTAATGTATCTGCAACTTGCTTTTGCTTAACAAAATATCTTGATGCTACTTCTCTTTTTGTCGTTGTAGCTATATTTCTAGCTGTTCTATTCATGGCACGCATCATAACCAACCTCGACCTATCAGTTATTTCAGATAACTTTTTTTCTATCTCATCTATATTGCTATCAATACTTACCTGTAACATTCATCAATTTCCACTCCTTCCCATTAAAATTTTCCAAACACCATCCTGTTTTGAAATTTCCCGTATTGTGTAAGGTCTGCCGTCGTACTCAATGACTGAGCCGACAGACGGCTTTCTTTTCATGTCACACTCTTTGACATAAAGAAGGACGGGCTTTTTTACAAGCTCGTCCCGCCAGTTCTTTTTTATTTCCTCAAGTGCGTCCTCATCCACGATTACAGTTATCTCCTTATTATCAAGACTGTGCTTACTTCCGAAAAAGCCTTCATCAAAAAATACATCATCAATATCTTTTGATACCTGTTCCACAAAACCCATGTTATTCAACCTCTGTATCAACAATTACTTTGTTTTCTGAACCATTTTTCAAAATCTTGCTATCTTTTTTTGATGCGTCGGATTCCGACTTTTTATCTTTTGATATTTCAACCGCTTTTTTAGATTTCGGATTTTCTTTATCTTCAAGAGAAATATAATTCTCTGTCAACAAAAATTCTTTATCAATCTTACCCAGCGTTTTATCAATACTCTCACCCGGCTTATAGGTCTTATCGCCAACAGTTAATAATACATTTGCAATCATATATACCTGTCACCTCCTGCTACTCGCCGTAGATTTCTTCCTGATAGTTAAGAATTGCGTCCTGAAGTTCATCAAGCTTCATGGAATTATCAAGACCGCTGAGTCCGATTGATGTTGCATATGCAATAAGTTCCGCTTTCTTTGTCATTGCCGTAATCTCGGCTTCTGTCTTTAATGTACCCGCATCTACTGTCGGAGGCTCATGCGTATCCACGCTGTTGTCCGCTTCTGTCTGAGTAGATGCAGTCTCATCATAAATATTTGCCACAAGCCAACCATCCATATCATTTGGATACATAACAGGTCTTGAAAATGCCTGAACCTCCGCCATGTTTGACTTTTCATCCCCAACTAAGCGTGGAACAATCTTTTCTGCATATGACTTAAATCCATCTTTTGTATAGAAAGTAACCTGAGCATATACTGTAGTTCCCATGTTAGGCTGTAAAAAAGCAATAGTTCCTGCCGGAAGAATTGCTTTTTCCTCACCATCTAAATCTTCATAGATTTCATCATATGTAAACAATGTCATAACTACACCGTTTATATTGATGCTGCCATTTGATACCACACCGTCTGGAAGTTCTGTCGGATTGATTTCACCGATATTTACTTTTGCCTTGTTATAGAACTCTAAAAAGTCCTTATCAGACATAAAAAGCATTGACACATCAGATGTCATAACAATATCTGTTGCTCTAACACCCCTCTTGCGAAGAACTGTAGCCATTTTGTAAAACTCCTGAATTTTTTCGGCTGTTGTCATGTCCTTAAACTTCTTTGTGAATTTATATTTATTTTTAAACTCACCCTCATAAAAGCGGAGATATTTAAAATCATAATTTTCACCCTTTGCGGCATCTTCCGCTGTTGCATAATGTTTCATTATAACCTGTCCCGTCAAAAGAATATCTGCACACATCTTTTCATGTCTTCTGAGTATAGATATACGGTTATCGTCAATAAACTCCGACTCAAGTTCATTTTCACGCTGTTCAGGACTTCTTCCTGACTCAGGAGACTCTCCAAACGCTTTCTGCTCAAGTTCCTTTGCTGTAATAACCCTTTTAGGTGCAATATACGGCGCATCTACAATATCTGTTCTGTAGCCGTCTTTTTCCATTACTATTCCATTTTCCAAAGGAACAACAAAAGGCGCAATCTTTCGTCCTTTTTTCTTGAACTCGATTAACGCCTTTTCGGAATAATAAACAGGTCCATCCGGGAAGTATCTGTCTTTTAAGAACTGAACTACCGGATACATTTTTTTTACTGTTTTTACAAGTTTGTAAGTTTCTCTTATCACTCTGTTTTCCCCCTTTATTTGAGATAAATATTTCTGGTGCGCAATGTATCAATATCATCTGCTTCAAGTTTTCCGTCAGAGATACATTCACTTTCTCTGAATGTTCCACCTGTATATGCCGATACTGCAACCTCTGTGTCATCCTCCGCATAAGATGTATCTTCTGCGGCAATAACTGCTGCCACACCATCATCACCCTTTTTCAGAGCATATTCTTTTTTGGTCGTGTCAAAGTAAATAATCTGACCTCTTTTTACTGTTCCTGCTGCTTTTGATTCCATTGGAAGCGTCACTGTAAAAACTCCCGCATCAATCTCATGTGAAGAATCATAAATCAGCTTGTCACTATAATGTTTTATACTGCTGTTTAATCTCATCTCTTGCCTCCTCTTCTGCCATTTACATATGCCGCCATATTTTCAACATCCTGCAAATCCTTGTCGGAATCCGACAGGCTTGCCCCTACATCAGGTGCTCCCGATTTTTCCGAATCAGCTATTGCATCATGCATATATGCAGCCGCCTCCTGTTTCTGCGCAAGCATAGCCTGATAAGCAAGTTCTCTCGCATCAACCCTCGCATCAGCATCCCCGTACTTTGCATTTTTAAGCATTTCCGCAGATACATTTGCCGCAATCTTGTCAAGATTTTCAATCCTGCCTCTCTCTTTGTCTGCTCCCTCTTTTTCACCCTCTGCCTTAGCTTCAGCCTTTAATCCGTCAACCTCAGCTTTAAGCTCCGGATGCTCCTTTAACATTTCCTCTAATGTCATGTTCTGCTCCTTTCCGTTGTTTTCGTTAGTTATATTATTTGTATCAGCATTTTCAGATGGATTATCCGCCTTATTGCTGTTCAAATCATCAGGTACTTTTCTCTCCGGCAATTTTCCACTGTTTAACAAAAGCATAAGTTCATGTGCTTTTTCATCTGAAATAACCGGAAGTGTGCTGTTATATACAGCCATCTGCTTTGATGCCTCAATAAAATTCATCTGGCTGCTTTCATCGTCCTTTTCATCCTCAAAAAGCATACCGTCAGCAAATCCATTCTCAATCGCAGTCTTAGGTGACATAAACGTATCATTATCCATCATTGCCTGCAATTCTTCCCTGCTCTTTCCAGTCTTTTTCTCATAGACATTTAACACGCTCTCATTAAACTCTCTTAACATATCAGCGGTCATCTGTGCATCTCTGTAGTCGCCACCGCCCCAAGAACTTTGAGTATTATGTATCATTACAACCGCCGCATCTGACATAAGCACTTTATCCGCTGCACAAAGGATAAAAGTAGCGGCAGAGCAGGCATTTATTACATGAACTTCTACATTTCCCTCATACTGCCTAATAGCCGAATACATCTCAAATCCAGCCGTACAAAGACCGCCCTGCGAATTAACCTCGATGACAACATCATCACCATTTGCACTTTCAAGTCCCGCATTTATGTCATTGACACAGCAGGCATCCCAGCCCAGCCAGCGATAAATCCCTGCCGAATCATTTGACACTATCGGACCTTTGACATTTATTTTTGTCATTCCTTTACATCCTCACTTTCACTTTTATTTGCATCTGCAAGCATCTCATTTTCGCTCTTTAATGCCCTGACATTATCTTCAAAATCAGAGCCATTTAATGCAATACACTCATCCTCATGTGTTGAAAGCCCTGCCTCAATCCTCTTTGCAGCAGCCACAACTTCCTTGCCCGGATCTAACTGACCCTGTGCAGGTCCATTCCATGTACAGTTGAGATATGCTTTTCTCACTAGAAGATTTTCAAAATATCCCGACGCATTTATACGCCCGGTGCTTACTGCCTCGTTAAACCATAGTTCATAGATTTCCTTGCAGAAATCATTTACAAACCATGTACGGCGCATTCTGAAAGCTTTCCATGTCTCATTCATTGCACCTTTGGATGCTGAGAAATTGTTAGAAAACTTTTTAAGCAGCACCTCCGGAGCTATCTCCAATGCGGCACCAACTTGAGTTGCCATTGCCGTTGCAAATGTATCAAAATTTGCGTTTGGATGTGATGATTCAACAGTCTTTACACTCTCGCCTGTCTTTAGAAAATTGACATTTCCATAACCAAGTTCGACCTCGTCATCTTCTGTCTCTGCTCCATCGTCATACTCATCCTCTCCGGCAAATCCACCCATATCCTCGCCACTCTCCGTCTGAATAAAGATAGTAAACATAGAATTTATGACTGCTGCCATTATCTCAGCTTCGGTGTATCTTGTAAGCTGCTTAATCGTAGAAACAACAGGTGCTAAAAAAGGAACGCCCCTGTACTGGTCGGCACGCTCCCCGTTGAATATATGTAATATATTTGGATTTCCTGTTTTATCACCACGCTTAACAACTCTTGTCCATTTTGATTCCACAGAATTATACTCACCCGGAAACTGTGATGATATGTGATAAGCTACAACCTTGCCGTTTGCATCAATCTCAACACCGTTTATTATCGTGTTGCCGTTTGCTGTTTTTTTATCAAAACCATCATATTCTCCGTCAATACTTCCCGGAGTACATACCCTGTCAGCTTCTACAAGTTTTATCCTAAGACGATACGGCATATTCGCTGTAGGCTTGTCATATTTTATCAAAACAAACTCTTCACCATTACGCAGCCAATCATTAAAAGCTATCTGTTGCAATTCGTAAAAATTATTCTGGTCGTTATTGTCGCACATGGTACTTTCCGCCCAGATTGCAAATTCTTTCTTGATATGCCTTTGAATTTCCTTTGCCTCATCCTCTGAAATTCCTAAAAATTCATAATCAATCTTAGGCTTTGGAACAAGACCTGCCCCGACACAATTTGTTCTTGTACTCGCAATCGCCGCTGATGCAAGCGGAGCGTTCATGGCAAGGTCTCTCGACCTCTCTCTTAAAATTTTTCTGTTTTCCTCAATATCCGACTTTGGAGATAAACTCGTTGAATGATATTTCTTCGCCCAGCTTCTCCTTCTTGATGCGGCTCCATGAGAATATCCGCTGTTTGTCACATCTTTTCCGCCGTCTGAAATAATATCATTCAACATAGTATGTTTCATTTTGACCGCATCAATTTTCATGTTCGTCTCAGCTATTTTAAGCCTTGCTTCTGCTCTCTTTGCCACACCACCTGGATTAACAATAGCCATCATCTTATCAAACATATGACCTCCTATCCGAGTGGAATAACTCTGACGCTTCGCCTTTTGCTATTTCCTCTTGTCTCTAATGCAGAAATTTCACTCTCAAGTTCTTTAATTTTACTCTGAACATTCGCAAGGCTTGTTCTTGTTAATGTTCTCGAACCGATAGTATAAGACTGCCCCTGCAATATCTTTTCTTCTGCTTCGTAATACATTTCAAGCCTTTTCTTCAAAAAAGCAATTCTTTCTTTGTTCTTTTCCACAATAACCCTCCAAATAAAATTGAACACAAAAAAAGAGAAAACCTGCGTTCTCTCCTCAAAATCAACAATATTTCTCTTTCTTCACCTCTTGCGATATTAGCATTATATCACAGAATTGGTGTCCCTGCCTCCCAACTTTTTGAAATTTTATAAAAATTTTTCTCAAATTGACAGACCTTTTGTACTTTTTCTCTGTTTTCTAACCTTTTTCACCGCTTTTGTATAATTTATTCCTTTTGAAATTTTTAGTTCTAAATCACTCCACACAGGACGCAAAAGCTCACATACCGCAAGATTATAGTTAAACAGGTCAAGCGGTTCATTTCTGGCACCGCTTTTCTTTACCCACACATCTTTAATAACATCTCTGACTTTCTTTTTTATCTTTTTTTCTGAGAGAAGTCCCTTGTAATACTCTCTGTCATAACCTTTTCCGACATTATTCGGAAAGTGACAATATCCCTCACCTTTTTCCTCAATCGTCAGCCAGTTTGTTATATTTTCCTTGCCTGCATCAACTCCAAGTATCCATATCGTTGTTGAGTCCACAACTATATCTCTCTTGCCGTCTCTGCTCTTTTCCTTAATCTCGACTTTGCTTCGCTTATATAAAAGTGGTATGCCGGGCTTTCCGGCATATCCCTTAATTCCATATGCTTTCTTGCCCTTTTTCTTCATTGCTTTTATCCACTTATATACTCTGTTTGTGTGATTACCACCCGTATCAATAGCAAATGCAGCTATATTAAGTTCCCTGCCATCCTCAAAGCAAAAAGTTGTTTCAAGATATTCTTCCAGCTCATTCCATACCTGTGATGTTTCAAGATTTCCATAAATCTCTGTCTTATGTATGCCCCAGCTTTCGTAATCCCTCGCCCAGCCTTTCACTTCAACCTCAAAACGGTTGTTCTGAACATCTACTGCTGCCGTCAGCAAAAGAACTCCCTCCGGTATCTCAGCTTTGTAATGCTCCGCACGCTCCAAAAGTTTATCTTCGGTGGTCGATTCTTCTGCGACCTCGTCCTCTTTCCATGTTTCGCCAAGAGTTGTGTTCACGAAAGCCTGTAACCTTTCCGTGTCGTGATATGTCTTAAACTCATCCATTGCACTTTGAAATTCGTCTATAATATCGCTCCAAGCCACCCAAGGTGATGCCATTGCATTGAGGTGAAAACTTCTTTTATTTTTTCTTTCCGGATGTGCAGCTATCCACATATGCTCTGACTCTTTCCAATATTTTTCTTCGATTACTTCCTCACAGTATTCGCATTTCATTCCGACTATGTTAAAATCCACTCTCTTAAACGAATACGGCTGATACATACCACAGCAAGGACACTGCACACACCATTCCTCCTGCGTACCTTTTAAATATTCTTTATTGATACGACCATTTTCTGTAGTCGGTGTTGATGTTTTAATATATTTTTTATTCCAGAATGTTGTTGCTCTCTTTTGAGCAAGTGTTACAGGGTCACCCTCACCGCCTGCACTAGCCGGAAAGCGGTCAACCTCATCCATCCATACAACCCTGATAGGCATTGATGATAACGAAGCCGAAGAATTTGCCCCCGACACGACGATATAACCGCCTGCATACTGTTTAAAAAGAATCGTGTTATCAGAGTCCTTTGACTTTGCAGGTGCTATCTTATCACGAAGCACCGGAATATCTCTTATCATAGGTGCAAGCCTTGTCTTTGAAAACTTTTCACCAAGACTTAGCGTAGGAAGAACCAAAAGCTGTGTGCTCGGCTCATGCTCTATATAGTATGCAATACCACACAATACAATAGTTGTCTTTCCTATCTGAGCCGATGACATAACAGTAACTTCCGTTACGGCAGAATCCGTAATCGCATTCATTATTTCTTTCTGATACGGAACGGAGTCACTCCTAAACTTGCCGGCCTTATTACTTCCACCCGGAAGAACCATATACTTGTCTGCCCAGTCGGAAACCGACATCTTTTCCTTAGGTCTTAAAGCCTTAGTCAGAGAACAGATAAAATGCAATGTATGATAAGCTACCTTTTCATTTTTCTTTTTATTCCTCATCTACTTCACTCACTTTCCCTGTTGAATCATTAAAAAGATCATCCTCAGACAACTCTATATATTCATCCGGATAATAAGCCGCAGGATTATAGTCCGCAAGTTCATTAAGTGCATTTTCAAGCTCATCACGCAAAACCTCCATAATCTCACTTTTACTCTTTCCCTCGACTGACGGAGCAACCTCCGCCGGGATAGCCAAAATCTTGCTTCTGAACTTAGTAAACATATCTGTAATCACATTTGCTACATCATATGACTTATGAACCTGTCCTTTGATAAGCTGCAGCTTAATTTCTGAAATCATGCTTTTTATATGCTCATGCCTTGCCTGCTCCTGTTTTAAATCAAGTTCACCATCTTCAAAGTCGCTGGTTACTGTTTCACCGACCTTTGATATTTTAAGATTCATAATATAATTTTTTACAGACTTCTCAAGCAAATATCGTCCATGACTATTTCTGACAAGAATTCCCTCATCTGCAAGATTTCTCACCTGCCTGTCACCAACGCCTATTATGTTTGCAAGCACCTTTGCTGATACTGTCACCGCTGATACATCCGTGACCTTTGCACTATCTGCCATTCTTACCACCACCTTTCTTAAAAAAACGGAAACGGCAATGCAAAACTTTTTTCAAAAAAAACTAGCCGACGTTTGGGCCTCGCTCCGACCCTCGATTCTGATTTTTTGCTCACAGAACCTAAAATTTTTTTACAAAAAAATCACTCAGAATAGCATCTAAGTGATTTTTATAAAAACTAAAACTATTTATTTCTCTCTGTAGTGTGTCCCGCATTGGATGATTCAATCTCTATCAACTCATGTTCTTTCATTGTACTTTTTCCTGAGTTTACATCTGCGGCACGCCTTTCCAGCTCATCTATGTTGTCCTTACTGTAAAAAGGATCAGTAGACAATTCAACATCCATACTCAAGCTACTCCGTGTCATAAATGCCACCTCTCTTTTTTATTATGTAATACATTTACATAATTATATAATATAATCTGCTTATTTTCTATATTTTTCTTCAAAATAGTTGACATATCTTATTATTTTGTAAACTTTTCTTTGACTGTATTCTTTCATTAGAGTGCAAGAAAAAAGATCATTTAAAGTTTACATTCACAAAATATGACAACTGGCACATAAAAAAATATATTTTATTCCTCTTTTTTTGAATTTTTGCAAACCAAAAAAGAGCTTATGCTCTCTTCCTAAATGACAATCCTTTTATTGCCTTATCTTTATTATCCTGATTGATTCCAATGTATCTGAGCGTAACGCTTATGTCTGCATGATTTAAAATCTCTTTTATCGTAACTGCATCATGCGTCTGTTGGTACATATGATACCCGAATGTTTTTCTGAGTGTATGCGTTCCCACCTTATCAATGTTGAACTTCCTGCCTGCTGCCGACAGTATTTTGTATGCCTGTTGTCTGCTTATTGCTTTATTACCACTCCTGCATGATTTAAAGAGATATTCATAATCTTTTTTGTCAGATATGTAATTTTTAATAATTGGTTTCAGCTCATCGTTAAGTGGGAATCTCTTTTCTTTTCCAGTCTTTTTTTCTCTGAGATAAATCGCATCTTTTCCTTTAACATCACGCACACGAAACTGTAGTATATCAGATATTCTAAGTCCTGTATAAATTCCAAACATAAACATTACATAATCTCTTTCATTCTTGCTTTTTAGATAATCAGCAATATCCATCACCGTGTTTATATCACGAATTGGTTCAACCGTATTCACTCCTCCTCACCTCCTTAAATCAAGCATTAAAAAAGAGAGAAAACCTGCGTTCTCTCCCTTTGTTTCTATTTTTGCGATATTAGCATTATATCACAGAATTGGTGTCCCTGCCTCCCAACTTTTCAAAAAAATTATTTTGTCGGAATCCGACAGGGAATTTATTTTTATTTCTGCTCATCTATAAACTCACGCATCATCTTGGAAATCTGTGCCGCCTGACTCACTCCAGCTTTCTCACAGGCTTCCTTAAATTCATCAGTCAGTTCTTTTTTCAGCTTGAACGACTTTGATATTATACCAACCTTTTTCTGCCATTTATCTGTAGCTTTCGTCTGTGCCTTTGGCATCATATCACCTCTTTACTTTTTTTTATTTTCCTGCTATTATTTTTATACCAAGGACAGAAGCAGGAAGTTGTAGGTCTGCCCTCGGTTTGTTATTTG